CTCATGTGGATTGGTTACCACACCGCCGCGGGATATTTAAACCGCGGCGGCCCACCTGAGCTTGATGTCGACGGACTCAGGGCGTCCATAACGCTCAAGATGATTCCTGTCAACGAATGGCTCTTCGCTGCGCTTAAGGAAAAACTTAAGTAGAGCACCAGCATCTTCCAGCTTGTCGGCTGGGAGCTTGCTGACCACCTTCATTCCCCTGACAAGGGGGATCTGAAGATCGGGACACATCTTCTCCGATTCAAAACCGGTGAAGTTATGTTTGCCCAATATAGGAGAATTCTCGCCAACTGCAGGAAACGGGATAACCCGCTCAACCAAGTTGTCGAGGTACCTCGTGGTTCTCCATAACCCTCTCTTATAGAGTTGGTTACGGAGTGACACCATCGAGATAATCTCCTGAGCGTCACTCCGTTGTGTTGGGAATACTCTTCGGACGCGAACGACTGAAACGTCTTCGCCCTTATAGTAATCCTTTCCGCAAGACTCTCTGAAATAACCAGTCCAGAAAGACTTGCTAGCGTTTACTTTAAACCCAAAAGTTTCAAGTTCGCTAACAACGGAACGCACATAACGCACGGGAACGATAATATCATCCCCATACGTGCGCACCTGACCACGAAATGACTTAATGTCATCAGTGGTTAGCGGTCTCCTTAGCTCTTTCTGAATTCCGAGGAAAATCACAGTCATAAAGACCAGGGATTCCATAGGAAAACAGAGAGCTGAACCCATAGAGGCGAACTTGGCCAGACGAATGATTTTCTTTTCGTCACGGACAAGCACTTCAGCTTTTCGGGACCGTGTGGCATCTACCGCCTCACCTAGGTGAGGATGGTTTCGCAACATGGTCCTTACGAGCTGATTCGAGACACGGTCCGATGCTTCACTCAAATCGAGTGTCGCGAGATCGCCATAAAGCGATCCCAGTTTAGCAAGCTCCTGATTAGGAACGTTGCTATCCCATTGGATAAAGTTTCGGGCATTGTCATCTGTCCGAATAGCTTTCTCGAATGATTCCAAGATTCCCTGCTGCGCATATTGCATCGCAGTAGGTTCAATTGCAATTATTCGAGGCGTCTTGAGCGTCTTAGGTACGAGAACGACCCTGACGGGTCTTTCTTTACCGGGTTCGAGCCAGTTAATACGGTCAAGGTTAGAGAGGTATTTCCAATTTGGAAGTAGAAACTTACCAGCTGGGAACACCTCTTCCAACCTCTCTGTCCATTCCGTCTGATTGTACTTTTGGTTTCCCTTAAGTCGATCAGCGGTGGCACCGGGGCCGTGCTTAGGTAGAATCTCGTAGTTTGCAATAGCATTATCAACTTTTGCAAAGAGATCCGCCCAGAGCAGACGAGACACTCGATGAAAGTCCTCAATTTCTTGAGGTCCTCTCGAAGCGTCCGCCTCTTTAACTGACTGCTCACATTGGAGGTAGCCATCGATTGCTGCATCCTTTCTCGCATCACTGCAAGGAAGAAGAATCTTCCCGAACATCAACGTAAGTTGACGTATCGAGTAGATAGCATCAACCGATGGTTTGTCCAAAAGCAGACCTGTACCACGGTCGAACACAAGATCGAAGAAACCTCCGAGAAATCGGGGGAGACTACCAGTAAAGGCAAAGCCTTGAAACTGGTTGCGATCTACTCGTCCTTCTACCAGACTTTTTTGGAAGTCAGTGCAGAAGTTCGGTAGGGTGATCGTTAAAAACGACTCACCTTCGTGTCCGACGCGAGTCTGAACGGTTCTATAGTCCAGACTGGTGCTAGTGCAACACCAAGTAGCAAGTTCATTCGCTACTTCCTGCCAGAGTAACATAAGGCTTTTCAAGCCGGCTCCTAATATGAGTTCGTGCTTCCATAGCTATTATGTTACAGACCACTAAATATTGTCCTGCCAAGAGTAGAGACAACAAACAAGGTTAGGGTTACATATGCGATTAGCATAGGCACCCCCTTCCAAGGATTGTTGTTTCTAGTTCTCACCACCCAAAAGCTGGGTGATCTTGGCTCCAGAGGAAGCAGTAAGTGCGGCCAGAAAGCCGTCCACGTACTGCTTCAGCTCCGTATTCGTGAACCCGGCCACAGGAGCGTCAACCACCAGATAAACACTGTTGGAAAGCTTGACGTTCTGGGTCGGGAGCAGAGGATCGGCAGCAACTTTGGAACTGTCGAGGCGGATTGTCCGACGAGTACGCTTGCCATAGGCATGCGCGACGGACAGTCGCGAATTTCCGTCAGCCGCGGTAAAGACACCGGAGTTTACTCCGGAGCTCGTCCGAGGCATGGAAATTGCGACCGCATTGACAGTAACGGACTGGGGATCTGCAAACGACATAGCATTACTCTTTCAGTTGATTTGTGTCGCATCGTTGTAACGATGCATTGACAGACAACAGATCTCCTTTTGGGATAACTGCTATCTCGGCACATGGTTAAAGGTGCCTAGGACCTCGGGATATTCCCAAGGCCCCTAGTATGGCAGACTGCCGCCCGGTCAGGGCGGTCATGTCAAAGCCAAAACCAAATGGGGTTGCTCTCCGTCTAACCTTACTTTGAGTAGTAATGGAAAGAGAGAGACTCTCGCGGGGCGACTTATATAGCCGTCCTTGAAACGGGAGGGTACTAGTTACTTTGCAAGTTTTCTCCTGCATGATGTAACCGTACCGCATTACCAGACCGTCTTGAGCGAAGCGTGAAACGTTGTGGAGAACATCCCCAACATTCCCTTCCCAATCGACGATCCAACTCCACGGGGCAAGATTCCAGACGGTGGCGGGCGTAAGCTCGACACCGTACAGTTTTCTTGCTTCGGCTGCCTGCCTAGCAATTTTATCTGGAAGAGTTGTACCCAGATTCAAATGATAGGTAAAGCAGCCAGAAAACCATGTCCTCACGGTTGTCTCAGTGACAGTCGTGAGTTTGGCCCCCGTAGGTGACTGAAAACAATACGGATACACCGACACGCCATTGCAATAAGCAAGGACGTTGCCGGAAGAAGTAAACGTTGTTGTCGTCACCTCATCAGGAAACGTGTGTTTCCGACGTATGTTCTTTCCAGAATCTCGATGTAGCTGCTCAATGATCTTTTCAGATTCAATGGTAGCTTCACCGAATTTCTGCAAATCGGAGATGAGAGGCTTCCAGCCAAACTCGACATTAAGATATTCGGATCCGTATTTACGGTAGTCCTTCATCTTAGTCTTGAATAGCTCTCGGCCAACAAGTTTGGGTAAACCAGACTTGAGCTCCCCGATGAAAGTTCCTGCGTCGGCAACTGGGTTAGTTGGTATGCAACGCGCGATAGCGGTTGTGCCAAGCTGCATGAGTTTAGACTCAGAGCTTGGCGCACTGCCTGCGAGCGATTGCTTTATCAACTCATAAGGACTATACGCGAGTTCATTACCTTCGTAGTGTCTCCCGTGGCTAGTGCCACTGGAGATACCCCAAAAGTTAGACTCAACGTTTAGAACCTTATGGGTGGTGAAATCACCACCAACGTCAGTAGTTCCACGCTTGGCTGAAGGCCAAGCGTGTCCACGTGATTGCGTCGTTTCAATCGACGTAATCGGAGAAGCGAGACCGGGGGTGTAAACCCACGGTGACCCGGGTGTAGTCCAATTGGCATTATACCCTGTCGTATATGGACGCGGACCCGAATGGGTCAACGTCCGTCGTTTCTCATCCATGATGGTTCCATTTAGTAGTAGGAGACCTACACACGGTAGTGTGTAGGTGGTGTTGTACCAAAGCACCGTGCGCCCCTCA